GGCGGATTTCGTCTTGTCCCATTCATCATGGAACTCGCGCCGCAGGTGCGCCCAGCATGATGCTTCCTGTAGACGGGGCGTGCCGTCGGGATCGGGCTCGTAAAGCTTGGCGTAGCCCTTGTAGCCATCGGCCTGCAGGATGCCGCGGGTCCGGGCCAGATGCCCATGGACGTGCTCTTGCTTCCAATCCGGGGCGAAGCGGTAGACCGCCCCGGGTGGCGCTGTGCCTGCCCAAGGTCGCGGATCGCGGACATAGGCCCAGATGCGCCCCTGCCTCACCCCTTTGCCGAGGCCGCGGTCCTTGAGGGAGCGGTCCAGCACCCGGATGGGGGTATCATCAGCGTGAAGAAGGTGGCTGGCCATCACATCGGCCTCGATCCGTTCGACCAGCGGCGCCAGCACCTCCCTCGGCCCGGTCTCGCCCCAGTCCCGGCTATAGGGCGGGATCGGGAAGGGCTCTGGCCCGACCACCTCGCGCCAGACGCCGCGCGCAAGGCCGAGGCAGTCGCAGCCGACCCCGCGCAGGCTGGCCTGGTCATGGTAGGGCGTGCCCAGCCAAGACCGGGCAACGGCGACGACAAGAGCGGGATCGGCGGTCCGGTGTGATAGCGTCACAGCACCGCCCCCTCATGGCCACCGTCCTTCGTTGCGTATCGCAGAACCGCATCCTGGCCGGGGATGTGCGGGAAGCCCCGGAAGTTCGCGACATTGGCGAACTTCGCGCTGCAGGTCGCGATCCGCTTGTCGCAGCCTGCGCGGATGATGAACGCATCCGTCGCCGCGATCTGGCGCACCGGCGCTTCCAGAAGGGTCAGGATGGCGACCCCGTCGACGAGGTCATGCGACAGCACCTCAACCCGCCGCCCGGCATTCGCACCGGCCGACCATTCCACCAGACCGAAGGCGAACCAGCCTGCCGCGAAGGCACCGAGGCCGCTGGCGGTGAAGGTCCGGTCGCGCAGCACGTCGATCACCGCGCCGGTGCCCTTGAAGGCCGGGGCCTCGAGGTTCACGCCGCAGCGCGCGTCGCCCAGCGCGGCGTCGCAATTCGCCTGAAAGGTCCGCCCGACGGTCTGGCCGAGGATATGCGCCAGCGACCGCACCTCCGCCACGAAGGCCAGCCGCCCGCGCCGGATCTGGCCGATGGCCCCGCGCCGCAGAAGCACGCGCTGCGCGGGGTTTGCCCAGTTCACCCTCCAGACCTCGACCGCCGCATTGTCCCACCGGCCGTCGAGGATGTCGGTCTCGGTGATGCGGTCCGACGACAGCACGCCTTGCGCGTCCTGCGCATCGACGGACAGATCCGACCCCGAACGGACTTCGGACGCCGTCAGCCCGCTTTCCGGTTCGAACTCGGTGCCGTCGAACGACAGGGTCCGGTCGTGGTCGGTGAAGCCGAAGGTCACCCCGTCGGCGCGGGTGATGCGCCAGCACCAGGCAAGCGTTGTCGTGCCCTCGTCCAGATGGGCCTGCAGCGCGGGCGGAAGTGATTTCATCGGCAGGTTCCTGTCATGCGGTCGTCGAGATCGGCGCGCAGGCCACGCAAAACGTTGGACGACAACTATTGGTTGAGTCGGTAACCTGATCCCAAAACCAACTTGGAGGTCGGAATGGGACAGTCTTGGACGGAAAGAGAATATGCGATCACGGACGCCGCTTATCAGGATGCGGTGGACCGAAAGCAGCGGGGGCTTCGGATTAGCCGGTCCGAAATCGTAGATCAGTGCAGGCGCGGACTGCTGGACCGAGACCCCGCGTCGATCGGGCCGCATCTCGGGAATCTCACGTCGGCAAGGCAAGAACTTGGACTGCCCGTGCTCAAGGAAGTCTCGCCGTTCGCAAACCGCCCGAAAAAGCTGATCAGTTTCCTGAAGGTGAAACATCGCCTCCGGTGATCACTTGTTGCCGGGGAACCCGCGCTCGATCCGGTCGCGCAGGCCGATCAAGCCCAGCCCGAGGAACATCAGCCCCGCGGGCGAGGCGTCCCGAGAGCCAGCGAGGAGTGCGACGAGGCGAGACAGTTCGGCGAACGGTTCGGTCGCAGGCAGCACCAGGGAAGCAATGCCGGTGAGCATGGCGAGCAGCCCCGCCCACCAGGTGAGCGAGGTCGGACGAATGTAGCGCATGGGATCAGACCCTCCGGATCAGGGTGGCAAAAAGGGTCGGTCAGCCGCGCAAGCCAGCCGGGCGCGGTGGCGGGTTGTTGCGGGGCGGCAGGCGCCGGGTGCGCAGGCGTCGGTCGCAGCAGGTCCAGCGCCTCGGTCTCGGTCAGCCGCCGGATGGGCCGCGAGAAATCGACGCGGCCGCCGCGATTCACGGTCCAGACCGGGATCGTGCCGCCGGGATAGCGGCCATGGCGGAACAGGTCGCGTTCGGCCTCGCGGCGCGGGATGATCGAGGCCGGCCGCCGCCAGTTCAGAAACGCGTCGGCGGCTGCAACGCGATTGCCAGAGTTGAGCAATTTCGTCAGCGTGGCCCTGGCGATGGCGCCGGTGTTGTAATGGAACGACACCAGCGCATCGAACTCGTGCGGCGCGAGCGGCACCTTGACCGCGCGGCGCACCTCGGCCTCGTAGGCGGCAAGGTCCGTGCGGAAGAGCCTGAAGGCTTCGCGGATCCCGGCCTCCAGATCGGGGGGCATGCCGCGCGGCATGGTGGCCGGATCGGGTGGCCCGGCCGCGACCGTGTGGCCGATGCCGAAGGTCCAGACGCCTCGAACGTCGAGATGGGGTCCGGGCACGATGCCTTCGTGCCGGACGAGGGCCAGGAGGCCCCGGTCTGTCGTGTGCATGGGATTACCTGAGGAGCGAGAGGACGAGGATCAGCGCGGCGACCAGGAGGCCGACGCTGAGGCGGTGGCTGAAAGCCTGACCGGGATCGGTTACATCGCAGCGAAGGGCGCGCGCGAGGCGGAGAAGGTCATTCATCCTCCGGCCCTCCCTTCGCAGCGCGCAGCCGGGCGAGGACGAGTTCGATGAAGGCCGGGCCGAAGACACCGACTAGATAGGCCGCCGAGCCCGCCGCCCCGCCCGCAGGGATCGCCTGCGGCGGCAGGGAGAGCCAGGCGGTGACGATTGCCATCGAGAGACTGCCCATCCCGGCCGCGATCAGCCCGCCGAGCAGGATGTGTCGGAGCGCGTCGCGCAGGCGCATGTTGGTGGTCAGTGCGTTCGTGGCGCCGCCGAGCGCCCCCCAGGCGGCGAGGATCACCGCCGTGGAGGCCGCCAGATCGCGCAATGTCGCAGCGATGAAGCCGGTTTCTTCGTTCATGTGCGGATCTCCACGAGAGGGATCGAGGTGATCGAGCCGAGGCGCTCGAGGTCGAGGGTGACGTCGAGGGCGTCGGTGTCGAAGCGGACGGGGACGTCGAATTCGAAACCTGCGGTGATGGCGGCGCCTGCGGCGGGGGCGGTGGTGAAGGTCACCAAGCCTGTCGCGGTGGAAACCGACCAGCCGGAGGCTTGCGGCGTGCCGTTCAGGGCGATGGTCACCGTCCCGGCGACGGGCTTGGTGATGGCCCGCGTCCAGGACTGCGCGCCCAAGGTGTAGCGCTTGGCGAGCTGGAACAGGGTGGCCGCCCCGTTGCCGGTGCCGATGGGTTGATCGGTCGGCCCCGGCGTCTGCGACGGCAGGCAGGACTTGAAATCGGCCCAGTCCTTGAAGCGGAAGCCGTGCAGGCGCCCGTTCCGCGCCTCGAAGAAGGCCACGACCGCCGCCAGATCGTCGGCGCGGCGGATGCCATAGGCGACGTCATAGCGGCGGCGCGAGTTGGCCCAGCTGGCATTGCGATCCTCGGCGCCCGAGGCCAGCTCGACGATCTGGGTGCGCCGCTCCGGGCCGCCGCGCGCCCCGCGGCTGATTGCATCGGGAAACCGGACTTCATGAAAAGCCATGGCTGGTCCTCACATGCCGCGCCGACCCATCGACACGGCGCGGGCGATGTCGCTCGCGACCTGCGTCCGGGATTGCCGGAAGCTTTCTGCGTCGCGCGCGTTGATCGTGACGTTGACGGTCGAGGTGCCGGCCTGGCCGTACCCTGCCGCTTCCCGGCGCGAGAGAACCCGCTCCCCGCGTTGCAGGATCGCGGGCACCTCGTCCGGGCGCAGACCGGCCCAGCCGCCGTTGTGCATGCGGGGGGCACCCGCGAAGGCCAGCGCCGGGACCATCCGGCCGGGACCCGGAGCACCGACCATGCCGCCCGCGTGCAGGACCGAGGCGAACAGGCCGCCTGCACCGCCGAGCACGCCCGACAGGAGC